CAGCCCCGCGTTCCGGGCGGCACTGACGCCTCCCTCCGGCACGTGGATCACCCGCTGCACGAAGGGATACCTCCGCATCAGCATGGCGGCGTCCATCTTTCGGGTCTCTCCGTCCTGGACCACCGTCACGGCGCACTCCTCCCGGGTCATGGCCCGCTGAACGTCAAGCATCTGAAACATCTTTTCGCAAACCACCCAGGGCTCCCGCCAGTGGGTGATGATGATCTCCAGCTTCGGCTCCATCCTGTCCGCCTGCCTTTCTCAGTTATCCAAAACGCCCGGCGCAGCTCAGCTCCATGATCCCGCTCCCCCCGGCCGTATAGCTCACGGCCTGGACGCCGGGGTCGATGAATAGGTCATTGCTGCTGCCGGCGGTCCGCTTCGCCATCACGCTCCGGCTGCCGATCTTGCACCGCAGCAGGCTCCGCTTCCCGTCGTCCATGTGGTCCAGCTTGAAGGTCTCCCCGTTATTAAGCCCAAGCCCGGTGAAGCTGATGCTGCTTTTCCCGGCGGTGATGGTCAGGGTATTGATGGTGCTCCCGCTGGTGTTTTTGAAGGTCGCCTCCATCACGGTCTCCTGGTTCCCGTTGATCCCGAAGTTGAATCGCCCGCTGGCCGCGGTGGTCCGGACCTTCACCGGGCTCTCCTCCTGCCAGTAGGGAACCCCGTAGGCCCGGAAGGTTATGCTATACTGGTTCCGCTGCATGGCGTCGCCCTCTCCCGGCAGCTGCGCCGCGATCACCCGGATCCGCCGCCCCGGCTTATAGTTCACCGTCAGCCAGCCCCCCAGCGCCGCCCAGGTGTTCACCTTTTCCAGCACCTCGGCCCGCGCCTGGGGCCGGTAGCTCTTTTCGTTAATACTAAAGCTGATCACAATGTCCAGGCTGTCCCGGTGCATCCCGGTCACCCGGCTCCCGCTGCCGCCCCAGAGGGCCGTGGCGTCGATGCTCTCCTTGCCGGCTGCCGGCTCGATCTTCTGGATCAGGATCCGGCTGTCGATGCTGTCCAGCTGGACCCCGTCCAGTGCCGCCCGTCTCTTCAGAATCATCCGGATTCTCCTTTTCTGCTTATGCGTTCCTGGCGGCCACGATCTGCCCGCCGATGATCTCGCTCACCACCGGCGCCACCAGCCGGCCCACCGTCGTCCCGTCCAGGGTCACCTTGATATTGCCGACCCCGCTGGCGGCCCCGCTGGCCACGGCGCTCTGCATCAGCGCCGGCAGCCCGTTAAAGTTCCGCAGGTCCGCCCCGGTGATCCCGTTCTCGTTCTTGGTGTCCGCGCCGCTTCCGCCCGTCAGGCTGGTGTACCAGTCCAGCGGCAGGTCCTCCAGGCTCGTCTGGTCCTCCGTCTCGTCCAGCTTCTGCATGATCCGGTCCCATACGTCCCCGAAGCCGTCCCCCAGCACTTCCGTCATCCAGTTAAAGGCGTTGCCCTCCTCCTCCCAGGTGTCGGTCCCCAGAGTCGCGTTCCGGAAGGCGTCCCACCAGTCCTGGATGGCCGCGCTCTTCTCCTCGGCCGTGTGCGCGTCCAGGTCCACGTCCTCGACGATCTCCTCGACGGCCGCCTGCACGGCGTCCAGCAAGTTCTCCCGGCCGTAGTCCTCGTTTCCGCCCCGGGTCAGCCAGTCGTCGATGGCGTCGCTCATCCGGTCCAGCAGCTCCGTGTTTTCGCCGAAGGCCTCCTCGACCCCGGCCCAGGCGCTGTCCGACCCGTCCCCGGTGGGATCCTTTCGGAAGGCGTCCCACCAGCTCTCCAGCGCGGCCCGCTGCCTGGCGTCCAGCCCGCCGCCGATCTCCTGCATCGTCTCCTCCGCGGTCTTCGGCGGCTCCACCTCCCATGTCATCGGCTGTGCCCGCTCGTTCTGGATCTCGCCGTTTTCGTCCTGGGTGAACCCGGCTTCCTTCGCGCTTTCTGTCAGCTGGCCGTTTTCGTCCAGGATGTCGTCGTTTCCCTGTTCGGTGATGGCGTTTTCAATAAAGACCAGCAGCCCCGCCAGCCACGGAACCGCCTTCATGACCGCGCTTCCGAAGGCCGCGCCCCAGCTGGCTCCGGCGGTCGAGCCCGCCGCTGCCGCTTCCGCGGCCCCCGTCGCCGCGCTTACGCCCTTAAAGGCCTTCACGGCCTCGATCTGCAGCAGGATGCTCCCCAGCTGCCCGGCCACGGCTCCCAGCTTCGCCAGCAGCCAGACCCCGAAGATGGCCTCAAAGGCGCCCTTCACGGCCTCCTGGTTATCCACCATCCACTGCAGGCTGTCCGCCAGGCTCACCAGAATATTCCCGATGGCCCCGGTCAGCGGGTCGTCGCTCTCCTGCAGTCCTTCGCCCACGTCCCGGAGGATCCCGATGCTTTCCCGGATGATGTCCGCTAACTTGGTGAAGAACTCCTCCACGTTGGTCCGGATCTTCTCCAGCGCCGCCTCCCGCCCGCTGTCGTCCGTGGCGTTCAGGTAGTCCGCGATCCCGTCCAGCGTTCCCTCCACGTTCACCAGCAAGTCCAGACTCACCTGGCCAAAACCTGCCGCGAAGTTGTCCTTGATGGCCTGCCATTTGGTCTCGATGCCGTTGATCTTGATCCACAGCTCGTCCATGGTGGCCAGCTCCTCGCTGCTCATGCCGTAGCCGCTCTGGTCCCCGTTGTAAGTGCCCAGCTTCTCCTTGACGTGCTCCCAGTCGTTAACCAGGTCCATGACCTTGGTGCTCTTCTTTTCCCCGAAGATCTGCTCATAGATCGGGGTCATGTTCACGCCCTCTTTGGTCATGTAGCTCAGCTGGTCCATGACGGCCATGGCATAATTCCAGTCGCTCTTGAAGTTCACGTCGCTAATGCCCACAAGCTCCGTGATTTTCTTGCCCTTGCCTCCCAGCACGATCTTGCTCACCGCGCTCTGCAAGTCCTCAAAGCTGTTTGCGCTGTCGCCCACGGCCCGGGCGTACTGCTGGATCGTCTGGGCATCCGTGCCCCAATAGGACGCGATGTCCGTCCAGTTGTTGGCCTTCGCCGCCGTCTCGCTGATCAGCCCCCATAGCTCGCCCACAGCATCCGTCACCGCGTCGATCATCCCGGTGAAGATGTTCTCGATGGCCCCGCTCACGCTCTCGCCGGCGTCCCCGATGCTCCCCAGGGCGTCCGCCACGGATTTGGTGGCCACGGTGGCCGCCGCCGCGTCGGTGCTTACGGTGCTAAACCCGCTGCCGACGCCCTCCAGGTCGTTCTTCATGTTGGCCAGGGTGGTCCGGGCGTTGTTTAACTTCTGCTCCCACCGCGCCACCTCGGCCCCGTTGTCCCCGTACTCTTCCTTCGCCGCCGCCAGGGCTTCCCGCAGGGTCTGGACGATCTTCTCCTGCTCCTTGATCTGCTCCTTCAGGCTCTTGACCTTGGCCTCGTTCTTCTGCTGGGCCGTGGCGTTTTTGCCCATCTCCGCGGTCTCGGCCTTCAGGGCGGTCTGCAGGGTCTTCAGGTTCCGCTGCGCCTCCTTAATGGCGGCGTTGTACTGCTTTTCACCGCTAAGAACGATCTCCTGTTTAATCTGCTTTCCGCCTGCCATGTTCTCCGTTCCTCCCTGCCGCATCCGCCCCGGTTTCGTCCACCCGGTCAGGGCGTGCCGTTTTTGCCCGTTTTTGGCCCTTCTTGGCCCTTCCGCCTTCCGGCCGTCCATTTACTCATCCGGAGGCCCGGAAGCCCGTCAGGCCAAAACCTCCGCAAAGCCGGAGCCCTTCCGTCTTCCGTCTTTCCGCTGCGAATCATCCCAGCAGATTCCGCTCCAGCCTGGCCCCGGCCAGCTTCGCGTCATATCTTAGCCGCATCATGTACATGTCCAGCACGTACCCGATGAGCATATCCTCCGCGTCCTCGTGCGATATCCCGGCGATGAGGGCAAATCCGTAATATTCCCGGACCCGCCGCCCCCGCCGGTTCACCCGTTTTTTTCTTCATACTCCGCCGCCAGGGCGTCCTGCGGCTCGTCGTCCGCTTCATTCCCCCCGACGGTCTCCGCGTGCATGGTCTCGTCCATGGCGTCCCGCAGTGCATGGGCCACCCGGTCCAGGTCGCCCAGCGTGCAGTCGTCCAGCACGTCCTCCGGCACGTCCATGGGCTTCTTCTCGCTCTTCCGCCCGGCGTTGGCCATGATCCGGAACATCTTTTTCACCATGCTGATCTTCCGCTCTTTCCGGAACTTCTTCAGCGCGTCCTTCAGGTCCCCGAACTCGTTCTCGATCTGCTCGCTGGCCCACAGGGTCATCCGCAGGTTGTACTCCACGCCCTTGATCGTGATCCTTGCCATTTTCCTGTCCTCCTGTCCTTGTTCGCCATACTAAAAAAAGGCCGGAAGGCCTCAGCCCTCCGGCCATCTCGTGCGCGGTGCGCGAGGCGCTTGCGCCCGCGGTGCGTGCGCGATTCCTTGCTCGTGCGCGGTGCGCGAGGCCGGCGCCGGCCTCAGGTAGCGTGCGCGGTTCCGCTTATCAACCGCTGATCCCCGCGTGGCCCTTCAGCCAGGCGATGGCGGCGCTCTCGGTCATGCCGTCCTTGTGCGCGTAGAAGCAGACCTTGCCGTCCGCCGCCAGCTGCACGCCCACGCCGTCGCCGCTGATGCTGTCGTGCCCGAAGGCCGTCCGGTCGCGCCGGGTCTCCGCGCTGATCCCCTGGTGCGCGAACTGGGTCTTATAGATCCAGTAGCCCTCCCAGGTGATGTTGCCCTTGAACCGGTTCGCCATCAGGCATCCGGCCCCCACGAAGGGCGGGTCGCTCTCCGTCAGCTGCATCTCGCCGTCGGCGCCCTCTTCCAGTCCCAGCACGTCCTTTTTGATCTGGGCGTTGTTGTTGACCAGCTCCAGCACCATGGTCACCGCGGTGGGGATCTTCTCGCTGTCGATCAGGTGCCCGTCCGCGTACTCCTTCTCGTCGGTGCGCTCCTCGTTGATGTCCACCTTGGCCAGGTAGTCGTCCATCATCACGCCGCCCGTGTAGACGATCGCGGAGCCGTCACCGCCGCTGGAATACTTAGCATAAGTAAATTTCTTGCATGTGGTCTTGGCCATCTCTCATGGTCCTCCTTATCCGTTTAATTCCTCCACCAGGCGGTCGCTTTCCGCTTGCATAGCCTGGGTGATGATCTCCTCGGCCTGGGTGTCGCCTGTGATGAACTTATCCCCCCGCAGCCGCCGGCCCCGGCCGTAGTTCAGCACGTAGGCCTTCGTCGCGTTCCGGACGCCCTTGTGGTCCTCTCCCAGGGGATAGACGTCCTGGGCGCCGCCGCCCAGCCATTCCCGGTATTCATTCCGGCCGATGCTGGCCAGCATCTCGCCCGTGGCCCTCCGGCTCCTGCCGGGGCTCCCGTGGCCGGCGTTCTCCGTCTGGGCGGCCATCCGCTTCTCCGCGGCGGCGCTCCCGGCCTCGACGATCTGCTTGATCATCGGCCGGCCCATCCGGTTCAGCTGCCCTTCCAGCAGCTCAAACCCGTTCACCCGCACGGTCGCCATCAGCTTTTTCCCTCTCCGGTCTCCGTCCCCGGGTCCGTCTCCGTCCCCTGGGGCTCCTCTTCCTCGTCCTCCTCCAGCGGGGCCCACATAGTCACCCGCCAGCGCCAGACGATCTTGTCCAGGTCATAAATGTAGTTCCGGCTGATCAGCTTCCACCCGGCGTCATACTCCGCGCCGAACCTCCGCAGCACGGCCTGCACTTTCCGCTTGATCCGGCTCCCGTGGTTCCCGCTGCAGAGCCAGACGTCCGCCGCCAGCACCTGGTCGATCATGTTCCCGTCGGCCCATTCGCTGTTGTCTTCCGCCGTCAGCTCCACCGCGCCCCAGTCCTCCGGCCGGTCGGTTTCCAGCACGTCCCGGTCGAAGGTGACGCCGGGCACGCCGTCGTTCAGCTGGTCGATCAGCTCGTCGATCAGGTCATGCTCGTCCATCTTACACTCCTCCTCCGGTCACGGCCCGGCACCTCAGCCGCATGTAGTCCAGCATGTAGCCCAGGTGGTTCACTTCCAGGATGCCGTAGACGATGCCCCC